GTAGGGGGTGTGCTTTTTGCTGACGTTAGCCAGGGCGATCTGAAGGTGTTCACGCCATGATGCGGCCACGCGGCGCAGTCGGCCTTTCCACCATTTTTCCGTCTGCATACGCATGATCGCCGGTGTAACTTCCTCCGGGTCAAACAGCCGGGACGTGACTTTATCCCATAATGGCGGCGTCTGGCTCAGTTCGCGGGTGATGGTGGCGGCGGTCATGTAAACGCGATGCGTGTATTTGTAATCTGACTCATCGCTGGCCTGCGCATGTACCTGTACCAGCTCGGCGAGGATGAAATTAGCTACATCTTCGGCCAGCAAATCGACGTCGGCGCGCGCCATATCCGGCAGACGGTTAAAACGGCGCATCAGCTCCCAAAGCGTGCCGCCCGCGCTGGCCGCACCTGCCTGTTTAGTGGCATTGCCTGCCAGCAGGTTAAACGTGCCGTGACTCATTTCACCGAGGCGATATTGAGCGTTAACGGTTTCAACGCGTGGCAATGTGCGCTCAACGAAAGTTTTCGTTAAGTACGCATTGGCACGATCAATACCCTGTGTTTTTTCCAGCTCACTGACCCGGCGCTTTACATCAATCTGAATCAGCGTCGGCTGTTTTTCGAGTAGTTCCTGCGCACGCACTAAAGCCGCAATCATCTGACTGCGGCTGTGCATTTCCTCATAGGTGGGGTATGGGCTGGCGATGGCTTCCCGTGGAGCATTCCACGGGTAAGCGTATTCCTGAATCATTGAGCCGCCAGCTGTTCTGCAGACCGTGCAACAGGATTGCGCACGGCGATGATTTCTGTTGCGCGCTTGCTTTTACCTGCAGCAACACCAACCGAGCGGGCTACGCTGATACCGGTGATGTCGAAAGCGCGCAGGATGCTTCTGGTGTAAAGGGTGTCGCTGTTTGAAACCACAACCGGGCAGCGCTCCGAGACGTCGAGCAACATGCTGACCAGATCGTGATGCTCATCCTTATTGAAACCAGCCGAGTGATAGTCTGAAAACGTGCCGTCATAAGGTGGATCGCAGTACACCACATCGCCAGCTTTAGTCAGGCGCAGCGTCTCGCGGAAGTCGGCGCAGATGAATGTCGCGCACTTGGCTTTCTCTGCAAATGCTTCTATCTCAGCCAGCGGAAAAAGCGGCTCTGCGTAGTTACCAAACGGGATATTAAATTCACCGCGCTTGTTGTAGCGGCAAAGACCGCGATAGCCATTGCGGTTCAGGTACAGGAAATAAGCGGCGCGCTCCAGAAGAGGCAGCGACGGATCATGATTAAATGCTTCACGCACAGCGTAATAACTTTCGCCGGTTCTGTTCTGAATAAAGAGGCTGGCCGCAATAATGATAAACGGGCGGGTATGCTCTTTTATCTGGCGATAGAGATTGATGAGATCGGGATTTATATCCGCAACCAGGTAGGCCCGGTAATCGGTGTTCATCATTACTGCGCAGGAACCGGCGAAGGGTTCGACCAGGCGATCACCTTCAGGCAGGTGTGTCAGCAGTTCCGGCATTACGCGGGACTTGTTGCCCGCCCATTTCAGAATCGTGCTCATAACGCACCGCCTTTTGATACTTTCGCACGCAATTCAGCTATGTCTTGGCAGCCGACACAGCGAGTCACGCCACAAAAGGCGCGGCGACGCTTTTCCGGGATTGGTGCATCACAGTCTTCGCAGAATGAAACCGCTACACCGACCGGGCGGTTAACCACGCTGGCGATGTTGCGCGCCAGCAACTCGTCGGCGCGAGCCTGCGCCATGTCCATTGAGTCGGCCATTAGTGAATCGCCTCCTGCGCTTCAGTCTGATAACGCTCGGCTTCCTGACGCAGCAGCTCGGCGGCTTCAACACCACTAAGCCCTTTTTGCTGAATGCGCATGGCAATCTCAGTTAAGCGGCGAGCCGCCTGCAAACCGCGCTCGGCACGTTCTTCAGCGCGAGCAGCGGTGATGATTACGGAAAGCTGCTCGACGTCGGCGTCAAATTTTCTGGTTTCGATATTTTGCATTTCACTTTCTCCTGAATTTGGGCAAAAGAATGCCCGGCGGGTTTACGCCATTTGTTTGCATCGGGTTATTTAGTTAGAAAGGGTCATTCGCTTTGGAAATAAACTCACGACTGCTTTTAAATGATTCATTGCACAAATAAGCGCCTTTCTTTCATCAGTAGTCAGTTCACTAAAATTAGCTTCGTGCCTGTCTTTACCGATGTTAGCCAGGAAAAGAATGGCGCTCAGTGCGCGCTTGTTGTCCCGGTAATTACTGTCTGTCACATCGCGCATTTCAGAGAAAAAACGAGCCATATCTTTTTCACAGTTGCCACCCATCATCTGTGCGCGAAGTAAGGCAACGTGATTCAGCGCCGAAACCCTCTGCCCTGCAGTAAGCTCGACCAGCATTGAATCGCCCTCGATAGCCATGATTTACCTCTTTTCTCTTTTACCTGTACCTGCTGGCTTAATACCGGATGCCAGCGCCTGCCGTTCTCGCCCATAATCCAGCCGTTCCCGTAGGACATTGATGGACTCTGGTGTTTGAGGTGTGCCGCAAATGAAATCATCGGGCGCCCTCAGCTGATGCCAATCGAAGCGCCTAACCCGCTGATTGCGTCAACAGTGGATGCTAAGGTCGGGTTAGAGTGAACGCGGTTCTGCACGGCCAGCGCGGCCAGCATCATGCAGCGAATGCCGGTATTTGCTGCCTCCAGAATACTGCGGCGGCACGTTGCAGTTATCCGCTCCGGGTTAGCAGCACTGGCGGCCATGCTTCCGACTTCAGCCGAAGCCTTCAACACGTAGGACGGAAACTTTTCTTTTGCCAGCTCATTAACCGGTACGCATGGCAGGCACTGAAGCTGCGCTAACATCCCATCCATCAGCGTGGCATCTTCGGTCAGGTCGGTAAGCAACAGTACTTCTGGAGCGGTCAGTTGATGCACCTGATCCGGGTTGAGCTTGTTACGCAAAGTTTGCACTTTCATGCCTGCACGCTGCGCCAGCTCAGCCATGTTGTGCGTAAGTGCGAACTTGCGGCAGGCGTCGTCATAGTGGTTATGGGTGGAAGTCTTAAAATCAAACATGGCTATTCCCTTGCTCAACTTAAATAATCAAACTCAGTTCAGAGATTGCGAAGTGCGGGCATCGATATAGCGACAATCGACAGCCTGCTGTGTGAGTTTGTCGCGCCATGCTTTGACGTTGATAAGGACTTTGCTGCGTTTTTCAGCACTTTTTTTATTGTTGAAATCTTTGGTTGGAGCCTTGAGCAGTATGCCCTCGTCAAGCCACTGCCAGACAAGGCGCTCACTGACGCCGCGCATTGCTGCAAAGTCGCGAACGCTCATGGCGTCTGCCATTGCAGAGCCGATCATTTTTTGCAGGCTTGGCAGTAAGGCTGAGACAAGCGCATTGATTTGTGAGTCGGTAAAAGGACTTGATTGCTTTTGCGAGCTTTCAGGCTCATGCGTTGAAGTTGCTTTTGCATCTTTCATATCGCATTATCTCCGGTTAAGTAAAATATGGTGCAGTGACGTGCATCTTGGTCGATGAGCGTCACTTTAGATCGAAAATGCGATCATGTAAATCGATTTTGAGTGTGACTAATAATGAATGATGAAAATTTGAATACGCAGGAGTTGATAGAGCGGATCAGCTCGTCATATGGCGTTTCCACTCAAAGAGCGCTTGCAGAAGTCTTGGGTGTGCCATCTAACAGCATCAGCACCTGGATTCAGCGCAACAGCCTGCCTGGAAAGGCGATTATCAAATGCTCTCTTGAAACCGGCGCAGACTTGAACTGGTTAATGACTGGTGAGCTTGTTAATTCGCATTTGCGAGATGAGCCTTTACTGAAAGGTAAGCAGCTTTACGATGAAATCATGGCTAACGGCGGGAAGTTAGTTTTACGCCGCCTCTTAGATGCTTACGGCTTTACCATGCAAAAGGAGCTGGGCGACTTACTTGATATCTCTTCTGGCACAATCAGCACATGGATCCGCAGGGAATATTTCCCCGGAGATGTAGTAGTTGCATGCGCGCTGGACACAGGCGTGTCTCTCAGATGGTTAGCAACTGGTAAAGGTGAGATGTTCGATAGTCAGCCTGAAGTTGTCACATCATCAATAAGTATTCCGAAGAAAAAGTTAGTGTCGGGGGTTCTCAATGACGCAGGTAATTGGCTTATGGATCCGGCGCTTTCAGCAGTCGATAAAAGTTGTTTAGTGTTTATTGATGGTGTTGGTCACTCATGGCTAGTGAATACAGAGGCTAAGAACATCGCCAATGGTCGCTGGTTCGTTAATATTGATGACTCTTATGATGTGTATGATATCTCTCGCCTACCCGGTGGGAAAATTAAACTAACCAATCCAAATGTCTCGTTTGAATGTGGTGCATCAGACGTTACCCCATTTGGGGCGGTATTATTTACTCTGGAAAAACACGTTTAGGGAATGGAATGAAAAGGTTATTTCTTGCCATAGCATGCCTTATTGGGGCATCTGCATCTTATGCTGCCGAAAAATCTGTTGATTTGGATTCTTCAAAATTAGGTGAAGACTGGCCCCTTACTTTTAAGAAAGCTAAGGTGTCCTGCATTAATAAACGTTTCATCTTCGTTTATAACACTGATACTGATGACCGATATCCTGTAAATGGCAATGCAAAAGATGCTGTCAAGACCGGGAAAATGGAGGGTTACGACATAGATGCTGTATGGGCTGACGATCCAAACTATAAAGGGGTTAAGAAAAGCATCAGCCCAATTCTTGATGCTGGCAATAACCTTTGTGAACAATAAGTAATTTACCTCGGTTCTCACTATGACTGTTACTAAACAAAAAAATGGCAAATGGCTTGCGCAGATATTCCCCAACGGTAGGGATGGAAAGCGTATCCGTAAGCAATTTAACACTAAAGGTGAGGCCGAGGCTTATGAGGATTATGAAAGAAAGAAGACTGAAGATAAGCCCTGGCTCGGTGAAAAAGAGGATCGCCGGAAGCTAAGCGAATTGATCCAACTTTGGCACAACCTACACGGGCAGTCACTGACAGCAAGCAAACTGCGTCTTGCAAAGTTGAAGATTGTTTGCAGGGGAATGGGTGATCCGATTGCTTCGAGGATAACAACTAAAGATTGGGCGCATTATCGAGACCAGAGGTTGAGCGGGAAAATTGATAATGGTTATCATGCCAATCCTCAGAAATGGATAGCGCAACCCATTACCGTAAACCGCGAACAGTACTACCTCGAAGCTGTATTCAACGAGTTGCGCCGACTCGGAGAGTGGAAGCTACCTAATCCTCTTGATGGAATTCGGCCTTTCAAGGAAAAAGAAAAAGAGATGTCCTGGCTGACTGACGGACAGATCAAAACACTGCTTGAGGCCTGCGATTCATTTGGCAACATCAACCTTACACTAATCGTTAAAATCTGCCTCGCAACAGGTGCCAGATGGCGCGAAGCCGAGAACCTAACCCGTTCTCAGCTGTCACCTTATAAGCTCACGTTTATAAAAACTAAAGGTGGAAAAAACCGAACTGTACCTATACCACGGTGGCTTTATGATGAGCTTTCGCCTCTGAAAGATAAAATGTTTCAGCCTTGCTATAAGGCTTTCAGTGAAATGCTGAACATTGCCAATATACAGTTAGCTGATGGTCAAAATACGCATGTGCTCCGGCACACATTCGCGAGTCATTTTATGATGAATGGAGGCAACATTTTGGTACTGCAGCGGATACTTGGTCATGCAAACATTCGTGAAACTATGAGGTATGCACACTTCGCACCAGACCATCTTGAAGAGGCTGCACAGCTCAACCCTATCGCGGGTTATAGTGGCAGCAATGTGGCAGCAGAGGATTCATAA